ATTTAAAAAAAAATTTTAAAAAAAATTTAAAATAATTATAACGAATCATAAAAATCACATAAATTGTTTAAATTGAACAATAAATATAAAAAGATGAATGAAGTAGGTTTGAAAACCCTTTTCAAGTATTGTGAAAAAAATTACAATGAAGGTGATATGTATGTCAATAAAATGTCTATCATTATGGCTCATATAAATTTGATTGGAGATATTGACAACTACAATAAAGTTGATAAGATCAAAGAAAAAATTAGAAATTTAAAAAAAGGAGCTAAATATGTAAAGTCAGAGCATGATAAGATTAAAATTGATAAAAGGAATATAGATTATAATAAAGGTGCTCTTTTCTTTAGATCTATTGTATCGAAACTATTTCCTTTGTCAGGTAAGGTCATAGAAAATATTGTTCTCATAAACATTGTTGCTCCCATTGTTGCTCCCATTGTTGCTCCCATTGTTGCTCCCATTGTTGCTCTCATTGTTGCTCCCATTGTTGCTCCCATTGTTGCTCCCATTGTTGCTCCCATTGTTGCTCCCATTGTTGCGGATGTCATTGCTTCAACCGTGAAATTTGATCACATTGCGTATAAAAATGAATGGGTATTGACTTATCAAACTGAAATCGCAAAATTATTAAATGAAAAAAATTCAAATAATATGACTATATTACAAAAATACAAAGACATTGAAACATGTGTGACGGCAAAAAAAATAATAAACATTAAGTTGAGTTCGACTCTTTCAAATCTCTCAAACGTCATTTCATTTTTTTCTAATATAGATAACGATAAAAATCTTTTAAAAAGAAAGAGACTTGTAGAAGAAGATGAACTATTGCCATCACCATTACCATTATATTGATTTATTTTAAATTATTTACGTTATCAATAACATGTTTCTCATGTGCTTCACGACCGGCAACGTCAGATACTTCTCTATCATCAAAATTCATTGTATTTACCCCAACTAAATTGCCTTCCAAATCTAATGTTTGAGTCAATTTATTTCCTGATTTACGTGCAAGTTCAATATTCTCTTCTATAGCTTTTCTTTTTGCATCTTTAATTCTCTTATCAAATTCATTTTTAGCCAAAATCTCATTTTTGATTTTCTCTTCATGGAGTCTATTTAACTCGGGCTCCATGTAGTCAACTTTGCCTAGTTTCATATAAGACGGTTCCCACGGTAGCCATAAACCACATGGTGCTACAAATATATCATGACTTGGGTCATTTTGACGTAATTTTTTGCAATTATTTTCAGCTTCTTCTTGGGTAGAAAATGCTCCTCTAATTTTAATTCCTCGAACACTTGTTTGAAAGTCATTTTCTTTATTAAATACAATATTCAATCTATCTTCATTTTTATCAATAAAGTTTTTAAAATCATCATCGATAACTTGAGAGGCTTCCTTAATTGTTTTTTCTTCTTCAGTAATAAAGTCATTATAATCTTTGATAATATTTTCAGTTGTTAAATTGTATTTAACAGAAATGAAATTTAGGAAATCAGAAAATTTAGACATCGACTTTGTCATATCCCACTGTTTTACAAATTGTTGAAATAAATACAATTCACGCTTCTTTAGTATAGTTTCAGGAGAAATGAATGAAATACAAACAAATTTTTGTCCAGCAATTGGTGGGTCTTCGTCACATAAGTCAATATACTTTGGATTTAATTTTCCGTCTTTAGTTAATTTTAGTTCAATATTATGTTTATCCATTCTTTAGCAGTATACACAACATACATTGTTATCTTTAAATACTTTTTTTGAATATATATGCGTATCATTATCTAAACAATATAAAGCTACTATGATTGAGGAATTCCTCGGTAGATTTAATTTAGCCATAAAATTAATACATTACCTACCATATTAAAAAATAAAAATATAATATATAATTATATAATATATTGAAATGTATTTTGACACCAATGAATTGATAAAGCGAGCAATCAAGTATCTTGTAGAGGGTCTTATGGTAGCAATCGTAGCTTTCACTATTCCCAAGAAATCACTTAATATCGAAGAAGTCACAGTTATTGGTTTATGTGCCGCAGCAACTTTTGCGATTTTAGATATATTTAGTCCATCTATAGCGAGTTCAGCTAGAGGAGGTGCTGGTTTTGCAATAGGTGCTGGAATAACAGGAGGAGTCCCCTTGAGATAGTTATAATTGACAAGAGTATGACCCGTGGTTATATGATGTAGTGTAACAACACTTCATCATCATTTTTGTAAGTCTTACGCCGTCATATGTGGTGTAGGAGAGACATTAATGTCTATCCTATAGACGATGAACGTTAAAAATCACTACATGATTTTTAACTGCATCGTTGGAGATAGACACAGAGGTTTTCAAATCCCGTCGGTGCTCCGGGGCACCGAACGAGAGATGAAAGCTTAAATACTTGGTATGTATGCCCAATTTAATGACCCACATACCTTTTTCCATATTTGATCTTGTTCACGTTGTTTATCAAGATCTTTCATTAATAATATATATGGTAAATACTGATTTTGGTCCAGTAATACACACAATTGATATAACGTATATGTATAATTAAAAAAGTTTGTACGACTCAAAGGGCAGTGAATAGCCCAAGGCTTTTGAATTTCAATAAACAATACACATAATGTTTCGTGCAATTCTTCATTCATAATTGGAGGTTTTATACCAAGTAATGAATTAATATATTGAATATGTTCAAAATATTTGTTTAGTCCTAATTTTCGTAAAATATCTCTCATTTTGTCATAATTTAACACACTTGTATCTGTTATACGCTCTTTTATTATTCTATTTTTAATTGCTTCAATAACTTCTGTTGGTATTTGAGTTGTCTCCTTCGCTTGAAATTGTGATAGAATCTCTTTAAAATGATTTAATCTAATATAGGCTGTATAAGATACTTCATTTGGAGGTTCTTTATTAGTTGGTTTCGAAGAATCAATGATATATTTTATAAAAATACCGCAATTTGGATTATTACATATCAATATTCCTTCTTCATCTTGTGGAATCATTTCGCCAATTTTACAACTTTCACATACATCTGAGCGGGAGAAATAATCTTGGATGTTCGGAATTTCATTATTTACATTCTTCCAATAATTATGGAAAAAATTTTTTGATGCAAAATTATCTTTATTTTCAATTACATTATCTTTCGATTTTACTTTGAAAAAAGTATTGAGTATATTCACATTTATTTTGCCTCCTCCCTCAGATATTTCCTTTTTATCTTCAAAATATTTAAATATGTATTTTGAATTATCCAAGAGATAATTATTTTTCCTTTGTTTCAAATCTTGAATCTTTTTTTTTAATTCAGTTATTTCATCTGTAATATCCAAATACTCTTCTATCCTCGATAGTGATAGTGCCTTCTTTGCTTTTCCTTTTAACGTTTTAATATTATCTTTTATTTCTGGTATCGTTTCGGTTTCACTAATATGAAAGTCATTCAGCATTTCTGTATGTTTTTCATCTATAGTATTCGCCGTATACTTGGACGACGATTTCATATAACAATATATACCTTGATTACTTTTATATTATTTTTCTTATCATATATTTTTGTTTCAGATATATATATATGAACAACGAAATAAATACAAATACAAACATTATTAAAGTTGATAGTAAGAAATTTCAAAAAATGATATTTATAATGAATGCTTTAGATAAAGGATGGAAAGTCAAAAAAGTTCTGAACCAAGAAGATAAATATATCTTTATAAAAAAACATTACGAAGATAAAGAAATATTCCTTGACAGTTATTTAGAAAGATTTACGGAAGAAAATTTGGATTTAGATTCTATATTATTATAAGCCACTAATGTATATTTTGTAAATCGCAAATGCAGTGGTAAATAACTGTGTCTACTACAAATCTCGAAAAGAATATATAAACTATTTTGTAATAGTATTAATGGTACATCATAGTCTTCCACTTGACATGATTCACGTCATTTTGTCGTATAATGATACTTTAAAACTTAGAAATGGGAAATATATGAATCGAATACAAAAGGACGATACAAGATATGTTCTACTACTCAATATTACTCAAGGATTGTTGCGAGAATACTCAATGTTTGATTTTGATATTATGGTTACCTTTTCAAATAAATCTGAATTGCACAAAATTTGGACTCAATCAAACCAAAGTGGATATTGGTTTAGGTCATATGACTCATTCAAACCAAAGTGGATATTGGTTTAGGTCAAAAACCATATTACATTTGAATAAAAGAAAGTTCTATAAATGAACATAGAAATAACGTTATACCCTATGTATAATGTCAAAACAACTTGCATTAGACTGTGATAATAAAGCAATGAAATTTATCTTACCCAATTATCGTGATAAAACTTATTGGTTTCTTTCTTATAGAGATATGCTATCTTTTTTCTCGAATCCAATTTCTGACAAGTATTCAGGTCCATTTGCACCACAAACATGGTTAGCACTTCCAATTTGCGACAAGTTGGATATAGAAAAACGAATTAAAACATTGAAAAATTATTATCCATATTTGGCTGTTTATATTGAAGATATCAAGCACGAAAACTCTGAGTTTTTGGATGAATCCTTAGAAGGATGCAAAAAATTTCTACTTGCTAATACTGAGTCCTTTTCTTTATATTAGTAATACATCATACAGAAAATCATTTCTGTATAACAATTATTTTCTTGGTAAAAATTAATTCGTAAAACTTATTTTCAAAATGTTTGTTTCCCATTTGTGTTTTTATAGTCCTTATCGAAATAGTTTTTGATGTCTTTACATATGTAGAGCGGTAAAACTATGCATGTCACTAATATTATACCAATTGTTTGACGTAGGATGAGGAACATCTTCAATATTACATAAATATATAGTAACATTTATATCTTTTTTACGTTTTTAATAGTGGGAAAACGTAAAAAATTGATTGATTATTTTAACATTAATTAATTAGAGTATATAGTTATATTCATAATTTAATGCAATCTAAAAAGGAAGAAGAACCTGAAAATAATGAAGATGAAAAATGGAAAAAACTTACTGATTTTCCAAAGTATAAAATATCTACTTTGGGCAGGATTTATAGTTTAATGACGAAAATATTTTTGAAATTTAGAAAGACAGACGGTTATTTTCACACAAATTTATTTTCCATGAAAGAAGTCGAAATAGTAAAAAATGGAGAAACTGTAAAAATAATGAAAAGTTTTCCAACAACAGTAAGAATTCATGTATTGGTAGCAAAAACCTTTTTACCTAATGATGACCCTGATAAAAAAGTCGTTGACCACTGGAATCGAAACAGTTGTGATAATAGAGCGTGTAATTTAAGATGGGCTACATTGAGTGAAAATGGTGCTAATACTAAAGACATATGGGAAAGTAATACAAGTGGAGTTAAAGGCGTTTCATGGGATAAAAGTCGTGACCGTTGGTGTGCAACAATTCAATTTAATGGGATAAAAACATTTCTTGGTAATTTTAAAACATTAGAAGAAGCAACCACGGTACGAAGAGCTAAAGAAATCGAATTATTTGGAGATTTTTTACCAATTGAAAATTGATAAAAATAACGTTTAATATATCAAATAAAAATAAATACATAAGTATATTTTCATCAAATTGTTATTTTGTGCCTTGTAATTAAATAAAACGTTATTTTTATTTGGAAGAAACTTTAGGAGTTTAATTCCAAATTAATTTCTATAGAAAGGATATAAAGAAAGATGGCTGGAGGGCTTTTGCAACTAGTAGCTTATGGCGCACAAGATGTTTTTTTAACAGGAACACCCGAAATAACATTTTGGAAAGTGTCATATCGTAGACACACAAATTTTGCGATGGAGAGTATTGAACAGACATTTTCTGGTCAAGCTGATTTTGGACGTCGAGTAACTTGCACGATTAGTCGTAACGGAGATCTTTGTTACAGAACTTATTTGCAGGTGACTCTTCCTGAGATTAATCAGTCCATGAACCCTAATACTAACGCTGCCAAGGGTGTTGGAGTTTATGCTCGTTGGTTGGATTATATTGGAGAGCAGTTGATTGCTCAAGTAGAGG